CAAAGATTATGGTAATGCGGCCGTGTTTGCATCTGGAATGGTAGTTGACGCTCTTAAAGTGTTTCCTAATTTATGGGATGCCATATCGACAGCTCATGGATTTGGACTAGATCTTTCAGTTGAATCTTCAGAAAACTCTTCTAGAAAAGATTGGATAAGAAGGTTTGAAAACTTTTCTAATAATTATTTAGATGGTGATATGAAAAAAGCTGATTATTGTTTAAAAGATGCTTATCTTCTCCACAAATGGAATAAGATTCAATCACATTTAAAACAAGTTGATTGGAAAACGGATTTAACAGAAAAGAAGTATACAGATGTCGACACTCTCGGAGCGCAGGCGTGCGCGGGTGGCGCGTGTGAGATCGATTTCTAGTGTTCCTTCACCGTGCATTAAAGTATGCAAGTTGGAAAATGGTTATTGTGTTGGATGTTTTAGAACACAAGATGAAATTAGAGATTGGTTTACTGCCACCGATACAGATAAATTGCGAATCCTTGAAAGGATAAATAATGAAGCAATACATAGTTGAGTGTGAAGAATGTTCGAACACGACTTACGTTGAAAATGAAAGTAATGATTCTATAGAGTTCTGTCCAGTATGTGGCAGACGAGCAGAAGTAGAAGAGAGAAAAGCAGACTTTGACTGGCAAGAGGAATAATGGCATACTTAGTACACCCACTACCACCCGAACAAATATTTGTTAGAAAAGAATATCTTTATGACTTACAAAGAGGTCATGGAGAATACACCCCAGGGATCTGGATATCAGTAAAATCAACACAGTACAAAGCTCTTTACTTTGAAACTTTGTTGACAGAATATGGAGCACTTTATGATAAACTTCCTCTCTCGGCCTTCGTCTGGAAAACTGATCACGGCGATCTTCCTCTCGATGTTTTGCAGCTTTGGGATTGCTTTGATTATCATCTCACTGTAATAGAAAAACCAATTCTTGCAAGATGCGAATTCTTTGGTAAAGATAAAAACATGCACCCAGGCGAATATATGTTTACTATAGATAACGCTCATTCGGATAGATCGATCTTAGATATAAACTTTAGTGAAGATGATCCGGAACATAAAAGTTTTAATATCATAAAGCTAGACAACGGTCAGTTTGCAGCTCAGCCAAACAATAGAGTAATTTGGAGAGATTCAAGTCTTATTCCAGATAAACTATTGCAGCCTGATTTTAAAGTGTGCACTCAAAACTATACAGTTGAAACAGAACCTAAATGGTCTGTAGGTCATACTGATGAGTGGCAATATAAGACACGCGAAGAGGCTGATAAATAAATGCATGTGGTATTATAATAATGAACCTTTTGAGACTGCACCAGAAGAATACCAAGGATTTGTCTACGTCATCACAGAACTGGATACGAACAAAAAGTATCTCGGTAAAAAGAACTTCTGGCGGCCGAAGGTATTACCAAAAAATTCAAAGAGATCTAGAAGGGTACGCACCAGAGTGGAATCCGATTGGAGACTATACTTTGGCTCGAATAAAGAATTACGGTGTCTCGTTGAAGAACGAGGCGAAACAAACTACAGAAGAGAAATCATCAAACTCTGTAGAACAAAAGGAGAAATGTCTTACTTTGAAGCAAAAGCTCAGTTCGATAATGACGTCCTTTTTTCAGACGAATGGTACAACGAATTCATAGGTTGTAAAATACATTCCCGACATTTAAAAAAATAAAATCACATCAAAGTGATTTTTTTGTTTACAAACACTAATTTTTAGTATATAATAGTTATATACAATTGAAAAGGAGTAGTTTTGTTATGGGTATTTTTATTGGAAAGCACGGTAGGTCTAATAGCTTCGTCGGAAGATTTGATCCTACTAATCCCTCAGATATAAGAGAATATGAATTAGTAAAAGCTATCGTAAGATCAGTTAACGCTAGCAGTAAAAGAAAATTTAGAGTCTGCAAAAGAGGTAGAAAACCAGTTTATGGATATGAATGGGGTGGCAACCCTAAAGGCGGAATAAAGAACGCTAAACTCTGGGATGTTTATATCTACAGAAAATCTCTACCGTATAACGTTGAGATGCAATTAAATATTATTTCAAACTATCCAGATCCAACATGGAGCGAATACTCATGATTATTATGGACTACAGTGGCATTGCACTAGCAAGCATTATTATCAATAAGACGTTTGAAGAATCTCTCATTCGTCACATGATACTAAACTCTATTAGAATGTACAGGTCTCGATATGTTGACGAATATGGCGAGATAGTATTGGCCTGTGATGGTCCTAATAACTGGCGTAGGTCAGCATTTCCACAGTATAAAGCTAATAGAAAAAAAGGTAGGGACGAGTCTACTTTTGACTGGAATGAAGCTTTCAGAATCTTACATCTTGTAAGAGAAGAGATCAAAGAAAACTTTCCATATAAAGTCATTCATATAGATCAATGTGAAGCTGACGATATTATTGGTACATTAGTCGATCTTAAATCAGATGTACCAATTAATCCAGAACCTATCATGATTGTTTCATCAGATAGAGATTTTGTACAGCTACAAAGGTTTCCAAACGTAAAACAATATTCTCCTATCTTGAAGAAAGAGGTTGTGGAATCTAATCCTAGATTGTTCTTACAAACTCATATTATTAAGGGTGACAAAGGAGATGGTGTACCAAATATCTTGTCAGAAGATAATGTATTTGTCGAAGGGTTTAGACAAACTCCTATGTCTAAAAAGAAGATAGATAATATTATTGAAGATTTAGACGATGGAGAATTGCTGTACGCAGCTTCTTGGTATAGGAACTATTGTAGAAATAAAAAATTGATAGATCTTACCGAAACTCCTAACGATCTAAAACGTCAGATTATAAATAGTTTTGAGGAACAAGATCCATGGCCAAACAAAGGTAACGTTTTTCCATATCTAGTTTCGAAAAATTGTAATGAATTGATAAAAAGTGTACAGGAGTTTGTATGATGAAACAGTATGTTTTTGAAGTTATCGAAGAAGCTGCCAAACAGCGCAGTCGAGATGATAAAGTAAAAGTCTTAAAATCAAACGAGACTTGGGCATTGAAGGATATTATACGAGGCTCAATGGATTCTAAAGTAGAATGGAACTTACCTGAAGGTTCCCCACCATATCAAGCATCCGCAGCTCATAACCACCCCACAAATCTTCTAAGAGAAAATTCTAAGTTTAAATATTTTGTGAAAGGTGGCCCTGGGGATAAAATGCCGAAATATAAAAGAGAACAAATTTTTATAGGTATGCTTGAAGGTGTACATCCTGAAGATGCTAAGCTTGTCGTCTCAATGATTAACAAGAAAAAATTAACAGGCATTACACGCCCGGTTGTAGAGGAGGCTTTTCCAGGGTTGCTTAAAGACTGACTCTATTTCCAGAAAGGACAAGAATGGTACTTGCACAACTTGAAAGATTACAAAAAGATTCCAGCGATTTAGAACTTTACGCTCTTAAACTTAAAAAGAGAGGAAGAATACAACAAATGGAAAACATCTTAAAGAAAAGAGATTATGTAAGGGAAAAAATCAAGTTGATAAAAAGTCCGGAGGTTCAATATTCTACTTAGTTAAAAAAATAAACGTTTACAATCATTGAATAATATGATACTATATAATGATAATAAGGAATTGATATGAATATTTTTATACTTCATGAAGATCCAGTCGTTGCGGCTCAGATGCTTTGTGACAGGCACGTTCCTAAAATGATCGTAGAGTCTGCACAAATGTTAAGCACGGCCCACAGGCTACTAGATGGTATACCCGAAAAAAGACCATCAAAGTCAGGAAAGACTATACAAACTTATTACGCGTTTGGAGACGAACGCGATAAATTGTATTATGCCGCTGTTCATAAACATCATCCTTGTACCACATGGACTATGGAATCTTCTCAAAATTACAAATGGCATTATAAACATTTTTACGCCATGGGGCAAGAGTTTACTTATAGAAGAGAAAAGTCTCATAAGACTATCGAATTGCTAGGTAAGTTGTTATCTAAAATTCCAGAAAATATACCACATGGTCCTCTTACTCCGTTTGCTCAAGCGATGTCGCACTATCCTATGTGTAAGGTAGAAGGCGATGCAGTAAAAGCATATCGTAATTATTATCACGTGGCTAAAGACTTTGCCGTTTGGGAATGGAAAAGACCAGCGCCTAGCTGGTGGGAGGGATATAAAGGTGCCAGTTTATACAGTTAGAAAAAAAGATGGAGAAGAAGAGTGGGATATAATGTGTTCTCACGAAGAAGCAAAACAAGCATGTGAAGAATACGGTCTTGTTATAGTTCCTAAATTTCCTGCAATAGTTTCTGGTACAGGAAGTTTGTTATCTAAAACAGACAATGGATGGAAAGACAATCTTAAGAGAATCAAATCAGGAGCTGGAAAAGGTAATACTATAAAAGTATGAGCAAGCAATCTGTAAAATTTGAAGATCTGATAGAGATAGAACCTATAACTGTAAATCAAGTTAAAGCATTTGACGCGTGGTCTGACGGAGACCATCTGGTTCTAGCTGGTTCTGCAGGAACTGGTAAAACTTTCATAGCGTTATACTTAGCGTTACAATCTGTTCTAGAACCATATACGTCATTTAATAAAGTGGTGTTAGTTAGATCGGTCGTACCAACACGAGAAGTTGGATATTTACCCGGCGATATTGGAGAAAAAGTAGAACCGTTTGAAGCACCATATAAAAATATATGCTTAGAATTATTTAGCGATACAAATTCTACTTACAATAAACTTATAAATAGTCATCAGATGGTATTTAATACCACATCTTTTATTCGTGGAATAACTATAGACAATGCAATAGTCGTAGTAGACGAAATGCAAAACCTTAATTTTCACGAGTTGGATTCTGTAATAACACGTGTAGGACGCGATTGCAGAATAATCTTTTCTGGAGATTATCATCAATCGGACTTTAAGGACTCGTACGAAAGAGATGGAATACAGAGATTCTTAAGAATAGTCGAGCAACTAAAGAACTTTAGTGTAATCACGTTCGGATGGGACGATATTGTAAGATCTGACTTTTTAAGAGATTACATCATGACAAAAGAAATGTTAGGAGTAAAATGATGATGAATTGGTTTATAGTAGTAACATTCGTTCTAGCTAATCCAATACAAGAGATGCGAAACATGTATGTCTTTACACAACCACAATTTGTATCACTAGAGCAATGCATTGGATATGTTGAACAAAATAAAAATAGAATCTTTTACATAGCGGCAGATTCTTACAAGTTTCAGAAAAAGCCTGAAACTATATACTGCGCACCACAAAATGTACTAGGTGAAATGATTAAAGAAGGATTTGCAGTAAAGAGAAATGAAAAGAGTATTTGAGCATGAAAAAATTGATGTTGGATATAATGACTTGGACGCAGACACGACCGATACTGGTAGGACATACACTGCTCCTGATGGTTCTTCTTATCCTAGCATTACCACAGTTCTTGGAGTATTAAGTGAAGACGCAATACGTGCATGGCGAGAAAGAGTTGGCGAGGACGAAGCTAATAAGATTAGCGGCAGAGCTAGTAATCGCGGTACTCGTGTACATAGCATTGTCGAGCGGTATTTAAAGAATGAAGATACAACAGACAATCTCCCTCATATTAGGCAAAGTCTTGAAAACTTGCGGCCAATTCTTGATAAATCTATCGGGAAAATCTTTGGCCTCGAAGTTGCTCTTTATAGTAATCATCTTGGTGTTGCTGGTCGTTGCGATTGCATAGCCGAGTTTGATGGAGTACCTTCAATAGTAGATTTTAAGACTTCTAAAAGAATTAAAAAGAAAAACAAGATACACAGCTATTTCGCTCAAGCAGCAGCATATGCTATAATGTTTGAAGAGCGAACCGGAATGGCCATACCTAACTTGGTCATAGTCATGGATGTAGACCATGAAAAACCCTTGGTGTTTAGAGAACATCGAGACAATTGGATAAAACTTTTAACGGAGACAATAGATGAGTATCGCAGAAGAAAGATGTTCGGACACTAACATGGCTTTAACACAAGTCATTCAGTTAAGAAACGAATTTGAAGATCTAACAAGAGGGTATAATATGCCTGAAGGATCTAGTATAGATAATATTGAGTGGTTCATAGAAAATGGCCATAGGTCAAATTCTCTTCGTAATGGATTTGCAGATGCAATGAAGATAGCGCGTAGAATTAAGGAGTACTATTATGGCAGCTCAAAAAAGACTAGAAAAAGGAAGCGTCTATGAAAAATATGATGTAGATGGCGATGGAGTCGTAAGTGACGAAGAACTAGACGTGGAAAGAAGAATGATTGAACTTGAAGACCTCAGGTCTGACATGGAGAATGAAGATAAAAAGCAAGACGCCCAAAGAAACATGGCTTGGTTTGCTCTTGGTGGCATGCTACTTTATCCTGCTTTTGTTATTACTGCAACGTTATTTAAACTTGATAATGCTGCAAAAATATTAGGAGACATGGCCGCAGTATACTTTGTATCAGTAGCCGCAATTGTAGCAGCATTTTATGGTAAAGAGGCAATCACACAAAAGAAAGTAGATAAAAAATAATGAAACTACATAAGTATGAAAATTATGACGAATATGTAAAGGAGCAGACTCAGGCTAACGTAGCTAAGTTAAAAAATGTTTGGGTAAGAGAAAACGCTATTCAAAAAGTAGTATCTTACAAACCTTTTGCTTCTAGCATATTGTGTCATGGAACTAGAAATGGTAGGGAACTCGAGTATTTTAAAAAGTTTCTACCTCATGCAGAAGTCGTTGGAACTGAAATATCTCATACAGCTACTCAGTTTAAGAACACCGTTCAACACGACTTCCATGAGGTTAGAGAAGACTTTGTTGGTAAGTTTGATATTGTTTATTCAAATTCTTTTGATCACGCATATGATCCAAGCAAAGCTATTTTAGCTTGGAAAGATCAACTTACAACAGATGGAGTACTAGTTATCGAACTCATGACAGGAGTTGAGAATATATCCAGACCAGTAGATCCACTTGAAATTAACTACGAAGAATTTAAAGAACTTGCTGAAAAAAATGGATTGAGAGTACTTGAAAAAAATATCATGCACAGACAAATGTCTGGAGCGAAAAATAGTATTATGGTGGCTTTGAAAAAATGACTAAAAGATTAATATATCAGGTGTACACTGGCAAAAGATCTAAACTTTATGATCATTGCACAGCTTCTGTTAAAGCGTACGCTGAAGATATTAACGAGAAAGAATCTCCTAACAATAGGGTTGACTATATAATTCAAACTCAACCTATTATGAAGATTAAACCTGATGTGTTTGCTACAAATAGAAGTAAAGAATCTTATGAAAAGTATGGAGGATTCTTACCGATATATGAAAAAGAAAATGCTTTTAACTATTGGGATCGTTACGATCAAATAGCTATCATAGATGCTGACGTTTGGATAAGGCCAGGGACTGAAAATATATTTAACGTTATGAATCATGAAACGGAATTTGCTGGAATGGCAGAGAGAACAGCTCCAATTTTGCCATGGTATAAAGAAAAACTAATAGGTTATACTAGAATGCAATATTCTTCTTTAACCGATGTTGATTGGCGATGGAACGAATCCGGTGCTCATTTTTATAATATGGGCGTGATGCTATTAAATAGACATATAGTTCAGTATTTAAAAGGTAAAAGTAAAAGATACGAAACTGGTAGAGAATTTATTGAAAGACCAGAGTTTAAAAGATTTGTTGATGGACTTGGAGCTTGGAAGTGGAGTACCGATCAAACACTTTTAAATTACTGGGTCAAAAAAGAAAAAATGGAACAACAAGAATTAAGTTGGAAATGGAATGCACTGTATACTGCAATCTCTAATGAAGACGCTAAGAAGGCTTACTTCGTACATTTCTTTCTTAAAGACAAATTGCCTAATAGAGGCGAAGACGTAGAAAAGCTTATGGAGGACGTAAATGAATAGGTACCATGTAACATACGAGGTTGATGGTCCAGACATACCAAAGATTGCTCATGAAATAGCCATTGGTCAAAGTATTGGTAATCCAAATATTAGATCTGAGATAGAAAATTCAGATAATATTAAAGAGATGGCAGCTGAAATCGTAAGCATTGATGGCAATGAGGTTGTGATTTCATTTCCTAATAAAGCATTTAATTGGCCAAACATCAATCAACTTATGTGTATTATTATGGGTGGACATACTGATATTATGGGAGTTGATAGATGTAGAGTTTTAGATATTAGTATTGAAGTCCCAGTCAAAAAGCCAGTATTAGGAATGTCAGGCTTGAAAAAAAGAACTGGTGCCGAAGAAAGGCCACTATTTGGAGCTATTGTAAAACCAAAGTCAGGACTTACAAAAGATCAGCTTACTGAAATAGTAAAGCAAATGATGGACGGTGGAGCTGATTTTATTAAAGAAGACGAGATCATGGCAGACAATTCATACCTGCCACTTCATGAAAGAGTAGAAGCAATTGAAACACTTAAAACAACTTGTGACTGGAAAGGATTCTACGCTTATTGCATAAACGCAGATCCGTTAGATCTCATTGCTAACTTAAAGATAATTGATTATCATACAGGTCTAAAAGAAAATGTAATGGGAGGTGTTCATATCAACTTTTGGTCTGGCCTAGGTGCATACACCTCTGCTAGAGATATGAATATTCCATGTCACTATCAAAGATCTGGAATTAGAATCTTAACAGATCCGAGTAATAAATACTCGATAGCTTGGCCAGTCTTAGCTAAGTTAGGCTGTATGGCTGGAGTAGATAGTATGCACGTAGGAATGCTAGGTGGATATTATCCTGAAGGAGAGAGCGAGGAAGAAACTCTCACGGCGATTGACATATGCAAACAACACAATACAATCCCATCGCTAAGTTGTGGAATGAATCCCGTGCTCGCTCAAGAAATACGAGAGAGAATTGGTAATGACTTTATGGCCTCAATAGGAGGCTGGCTCCATACTGGAGAAACTATATACGAAAAAGTATATGAAATGAGAAAGAGTCTTGATTCATAATCCTATACAACGTGATGATTTAATTGAAGTGAAAGGTAAGACTATGAGTTTAAAACTAATTATGCCAATGGCCGGCAATGGTCAAAGATTCTTCGACGCAGGCTATAATAGGCCAAAGCCCTTGATTGATATTAAGGGTAAGCCGATGTTTAAAAGAGTAATCGATAATCTTGGAATGGACGTTGATCCTGTTTGTATAGTAAGGCAAGATCATGTAACTGACTACGAGATAGATAAGAGAATTATCGAGCATCAGCCAAATGCTAAGATCATTATTACTCCTGGGCTAACTGAAGGTGCAGCTTGTACGGTAAGATTAGCTACTAGTTTATTTAATAGTGAACCTATGATGGTTGCAAATTGTGATCAGCTTATGGTTTGGGACGACCTTGGATTTAATGGCCTGTGCGCTAGTGAAAAATTCAAAGGTGGAATTATTCCTACTTTTATTCCTAAGCATGAAGAGCCTATTCATAGTTACGTAAGAGTAGATGAAAATAACGAAGTACTTGAACTAGCAGAAAAGAAACTAATATCTAATATAGCTACTGTTGGAGTTTACTACTTTGGTAGCGAATCTGAATGGTGCGCGGCTCATGCCAAGCAAATGGATAACGATGATAGAACTAATGGAGAGTTCTATCTCGCTCCAACTTATAATTATATTTCGCATCCAGTTGGAATATACCCTGTCGATCATATGATCGGCATGGGTACACCAGAAGAACTAGATGCTTTAGTTGAAAGCGAATGGATGGAAAGGTTAGACGAAATATCATGAAAATAGCTGTGTGCATATCAGGAGTTCCTAGAGGAAAAGTTAGAAGAAACATTGAACATTTAGAAATGGCCTTTGAAGGCGCTGATTTCTTTTATGCTACATGGAATGAAACTAGTAATGGAATATCTGAAAGCCTTGGAGCTTCCACATATCCAGAACCTAAGATGCATTATAATCCATGGAGTGAATGTGTTACAATATGTAAAGCTCCAAAATATAAAGCTTACAAAGAAGACTTCTTAAGAAAAGGTCCACTATCTACTAAAAAGAAACTTCTCAATGCTACTAAACAAATCTTAGCTCATGCTTATCAGGTAGAAGATTTGCCAGAAGAATATGATATGATTGTCAGAGCTAGATGGGATACGTTCACGTCTATAAAGGTTGACTTCGAAAAATATTTACAAGATTCTTATAATAATCAACAGGCCATAGGTTTTGCTATAAGAGGCAGTAGATGGATAGACGTAAATAAATTTAGAGATATAGACCATATGTACATAGACGAAAATACAGATAAAAGTTGGAGTAGAGATTGGTCTTACTGGCTAAACGATAATTTGATACTACATCCTAGAAAAATATTTGATCCGGTCAGAGTCAAGTTACTTCATAGAATGAAAGGCCTTTTGCCTTGTGAGTTTGGTTGGTATCAAGTACTAAGCAATAATGATAACCACCATTGTGTGTATGGTGGAGCCGCTATCGAAAGATTTGTAGATAGATAAATGCTCGACACGCTGTTTAAGAGATACAAATCTAAAAGACCTCATGTTTATTACTATGAGAGAGAATTATTTAAGCACAAAATATACCCTGTAAATTTACTACAAGTAGGAATGGACACCACACTACAAGTTTGGCTTAAGTACTTACAAAACGCAAACATATATTGTATCGATAGCTTTAATAATTCACAACCAGCTAATTATAGTTTTTTAGATGAGAAAAGATTATTTTGGTCAAGATGTAATCCTAGTGATAGAAAATCAGTAGATAAGATTATGAAAGAAGTATGGAACAAACCAAGATTTGACATCATTATAGATAATACTAACAACTTTGAAAATCTTAAAAGATATTGTATTGGAAAATACTACGCAGAGAAAAAAGATGAAGTCATTTGCCATAGTTGTTAAAGACAACAAGATATCAGAAGCTGGATTTGAAGAGCTTAAAAGAACGTGGGGATCTTACGGATACGAGTACTCTTCACTTGAAAAACATTATGCGACTCCTCTAGATAAAGTTGAAGGTTACTGCGCTGGAAATGGATTAGTGTGGAATTATCCATGGGAAGGCGAAGTACTAGATATAAAAAGCGGACTTACTAAAAAAGCGTATCCAACTACGAACAGACTAGCAAGAATATCTTGTTTTATGAGTCATTGGTATCTTTGGCAAAAGTGTATAAAATTAGATGAAATGATTTTAATATTTGAGCATGATGCCAAACTTATAAAACAGTTACCTAGTGTAAGGACTTTTCATCGGTCTACATTTGATATTATTGGTATTAATGATCCTTCTATGGCTACTAGAAAATCTAAACTGTATCACGATTTAATTCTTAAAAATCCAGAAAAGATTCAGCCAGTTCCAACTATAGACGAAGTGCATGTGCCACAAGGATTAGCTGGTAATTCTGCTTATGTGATAAAACCATCTGGAGCTAAGAAGATGATTGAACTTACAAAAGAACATGGAATGTGGCCAAACGATGCACTTATGTGTAAACAACTAATATCTACATTAGGTGTTACACGAAACTTTTACTCTACAATTCAAGGATTGAGGTCAACGACAACACTATGACAAATTACTATGTAATCACTATGATGGACAACAAAAGATCTACTCAGGTCGCGAGAAGATGTATTGAAAGTGGAAAGAAGCTTGGATATAATATATTAATGTTTAAAGCTTTTACACCAGATAACTGCAATCCAGAAGAAGTGGCGATCTATAATGATTTACCACTAAAAGGATTTGAAGAAAAATACAGCAGAACTGGAAACTGTATATCTGGTTTTTTAAGTCATTTTCATCTATGGAAACTTACTGTGGCTAATAACACTCCAACTTTTATATTTGAACACGATGCAGTGATTCTCAATAAACTTCCAGACATTACTAATTACGATATCTTATCGGTTGGAAAGCCTTCCTATGGAAACTTTAACATTCCAACTTTCTTAGGTGAAGGTCCACTAACTTCAAAAAGGTACTTCCCTGGCGCTCATGGATACAGAGTAACACCAAAAGGCGCACAAATGTTAATTGATGAAGCTAAACATACAGCTGGTCCTACTGACGTGTTTATTCACGTAGATAAATTTCAGTATCATTTAGGAGAAACTTATCCATGGTCAGTAGAAGCTAACGACTCATTTACTACGATTCAAAGACAAGAAGGCTGTTTAGCAAAACATAATTATGGTGAAACTTATGAAATTATATGATGAAGCTTTCGTCACTGGTTGCGATAAAGGACACGAATGGATTCTTCCATGGTTCTTAAATAATTACAAACAACATGTTAATGTACCATTAGTGTTTGCTAACTTTGGTTTAACTGAAGAAGGCTTAAACCTTGTTAAAGATCATGCTCATGCAATCATGGACTTAACTTCAGCAGAAGAAAAAGGCTGGTTTAAAAAACCATTATCTATGCTAAAGTGTCCGGCAAAGAAGACTGTTTGGATAGATACCGACTGTCAGATTAAAGAAGACGTATCCGATATATTTGATCTTATTGAAGAAGGTAAACTTTATATGGTAGAAGATAAACCATGGACTCAAAGGCGAGGAGAGGTTTGGCATAACTCCGGTGTGGTTGGTTTCGTAGGCAAGCCACCGATACTATATCAATGGGTAAAAGCTGTAAAAGAAAATCCTACGGTAGGAGATCAAGAAACTTTACATTCGATACTTAATCCTATAACTAAGATCGGTAACATCGCTGACTTGCCTAATAGATATAATGTTATGAGGTTACAAGTTGAACACGATAGTTATAAAGGACCGGTAAGTATAATGCATTGGACCGGTCGAAAAGGTAAAGATAGAATTAGGAATATGTTATGAAGAAAGTTGTACACGTAATTGGTAACGGCGACCAAGCATCTTTATTTCACAAAGAACATCGGACTGGAATGAAACTAACATGTAATATTCCACCATGGCCAGTAGCTGGAGCTTATGGTACTATCATGGTAGATTTTAAAATGATGAGAGCGTTACATGAAGGTTCACTTACTATCCCTGGCGATTGGATATTAGGAATGAGACCGAAGATATGGATGGATCAACAACCATCTTTCTTTATTAAGCATTCTCATCAAGTTAAAGAATTTTATACAGTTCTTCCAAAATACGTCGCAAACTATACAGATTTTAATTGTGGTCATATGGCAGTACACTACGCCGCAAATAAAGTTAAAGCAGAAGAAATACATTTATACGGATTTGATTCTATATTTGATTTTAATCTAAGAAGCTGTTCTGATTTTTATCTTGGATCTGATAGAGGTAATATGAACACAAATAGATTAGCTAATAACTGGAGACCAGTATGGCAAAACATGTTTAAAGAGTTTCCAGACACTACTTTTGTTCTACATCACATACACGATGCGATAAAGTTTCAAGTTCCTGATAACGTTGAAGTAATAACTTATTCTAGTAAGGCCGTAATGACTTAAAAAAAATTCACTTTGAGGTGATTTTTTTGTTTACATTCTTGTTTTTTTATGGTATAATATAACTATAAAATGAAGAGGACACAAGATGTTAATAGTTAATGTACAAGGCGGAACAGCACAGAAAAGGCAACTAGCCGAAGACCTTTGTTATTTTGTAGCACAAAGGTACAAGTTCTCTCCAAAAAAAGAAATAGAAATAGATGTCAACATCAAGAGTATTGATGGTG